AGATGACAAAACTCCGAACCACAAAAGAATTTAATCTCTGCAGCAGGAAGCACATGAGAGATTGTATCACAGTGGTACAGTGGCTCTCATCCATCACAGATTATTGTACTATGGCGGAAGAAGCTGAACCCTCCAGCTGGGCTGACGAAGTGAACACACGGTCTAGGGATGACGATCTTGCTGATCTCCTGGACTCAGAAGTTCCAGCATCACAATTTGATCTAACTGCATTCGAGCAACTTGCAAGCAGAGTCGAAAGCTCCTCAGAGATCACTCCCAAAACAGCAAAGATGTCCGGTGCTATACTTATCACTAAGCCTGAACTTAAGGGTAAACATAAGGCACAAACAACAATACAGGAGGCGGCAGAAGATATTCTAGCTGATACCATGGATGAACATGAGTCAGGATCAATCTACCAGGAGTCCTATGCTTCGATGACTGATATGTCGTCACTAAAGGCAGAAGTAGCCTCGCTGAAAAGTGAGGTGTCGAAGATATCAGTATCACTGGAAGCTGTCCTTGCTGAGAGAGCTGCAATCCCAAATCATCTTGACAGGGTAGTTGCAAAGATCAATGCTGATATGACTCTAATGATGCAGAAGATCGAAGATAATCAGATCATTGCGACAAGGACCTCTGAAATGAATCCAAGTCTAGCGAAAGCTGCTGTGGCCGAAGTTGCAGCATCAGCTACTGAAGATATAGCAGCAATGCAGAGCCTACTGAGGTCCGACCCATCAATCACAGGCCCTATTGTCTCAACATCGACATCACTTGCAGGAAAGCGTCGTTTCAAGCCTGTGAAGTAAGCGAACCACAACAAGATCTTAAGAAAACCATGTCGGCAGTCATCGATCCAAAAGTAAAGCTGCTAGGAGGACAAGTGTTTGGACTAGCGACAAGAGGATCAGATGGAAAAGTACAGTCCCAAGCTCAAGGGATAATCGAATATCTGACTGTTTACCACTGGCCTTCTGAAGACGTCCCGAGCGACACCAAGCTAGCTGTACTGTCAGTACTCACAGCCCACGGACGAAGTGATGATGACTCTCCAAGCAAATGGGCTTGCTGGACTCTATCGTATACTGTGCTCTGCTTCCCTGAGCTTCGTAAGGCTATCTCTGCTACAGGTGCACGCGAGTATCGATTCCAACCTCTACCAGAGGAAGTACTGACCAGCTGCATGGCATTCATTACTGCAGCTCAGAACACAGCAGACGAGACAACCGACACCGGATACTTGACCGCTCGCAATAATCTTGTCCTTCCTTCGGGATTCCCGGCAGTAAACACCACTGCAACATCATTCCCTCCTGACCTAGGTGCGTGCACCACTCTGCCCTCCGTCTACGGGTACTGCTCCCTGCTCATCCTTCTTGCTGCTAAGAAGATTAACGATAAGAATCGTGCAGCAATTACTGAGAAGCGCCCAGACAATCTGATCAATGCTCATCCTGTAGGAGCAGGCAAATTTATCCTCAGAGATGACGCTGGCAGAATCAGTGACTACGGGCATGGGATGATTAATCAAGCATGGAGCACATATACAAAGGCAAGAGCCGCCGTCGTCACCGAGACAGCAGCATTTGCGTCTGGGGTGTCACAAGCGCAGAGGATTGTCTACACAGTTACCAAAATGATGGAATATTCAGGAATGCAACCAGCCTTCTACATCAATAAATTCCTCCTTGCTATCCCATGGGCGGGGAAGATAACCTGCATACGTCCAGCATTAGAAGCTTACGCACAATCCTTGAGGGAAGTGGTTGCGGCCCCTGCTCACTTGCAGCCATACTACAAAGTGATCCATGGAGAGTCTACAAGAGCATTCCATCGAAATGCCATCTTGCCTCTCTCTGCATGTGCCATTGCTTACGAGCGTCACCTGTCAAGTGCTATGGCAAACTTCGACCTGGGTCCTGGAGCAGCTAACTGTGTCGCGATGTTTGATGCTGAGGCCGCCAAACTCAACATGCCTACAATTGGAGAGCTTACGTTCAGAGAGGCAGAAGCTGAAGAGGTCGAGTGATGCCACTCAAACCTGTCGAACCACACATTGACTTAACAAAAACCATTACTTGAGGAATAGACGACCAATGGCTCACATGGAAGGTCTTGAGGCTCGATTCGGAAATAGGTTCCGAGAAGCTGTGAAAGTCACTGACGATCAAATCAAAGCAGTTGACAATGCATTGTCAGTTGCACAACAATTGCGCGATGCTCGAGAGGAGATAGAGGTACGTGCTGAAAACCTCAAACGAATCTTTGCGGCTGCAGTTGCAATGTCGCAGCAGATAACCAAAGTCCAGGAAGCTGGTAAGGTCAAGGAATTTGACAACCTTCCAGTACCATCCAAAGATGTTGTATCGTCTGATGCAAAAAAGGCTATCTATGCTTCTACGAGCATTCAATTCTATGCATATACAACAGCTACCCTCTATGAGCGCCTTCTTACAACCCGTGAAGAGCTTGCAATTGCAAATCGCCACCTTGCAGCAATTGCTGAAGTAGAGGGCGAAGTGCACAGGAGTGCTAGAATGACCGGTGTTGAGTATGATCCTTTCAATTAGCCCATGACTATTGGCGCTGCTTCACTGTCACTCGTTGAACCACATTGACTGGCCAGTCATTCCTCAGCAAGCATCATTTATCAAAAACCATAGCATCATGGCACTTTATGACAATGATGATATTGACCTTGGAAGTACTCCAAAAGTCTACTTCTTGTCTTCAAATCTAGATAGTCCAATCTTAATTCACGAAATCGAAGCAACATCTATCTTGTTTGAGGCCGCATGCGACTCGAAACATTCAGCAAGGGCAACAATACCAAGAGAGTTTCTCAGCTCAGCTCTCTCCCTTGCAAAACACAACGGATGGACAAAGGAAATTCTCTCCTGCCTTCCAAAGATGCAACCCAACTTGTACCCGAGAGCAGAGCACCTAGCACTCCAGAGCCAACAGCCGAATACATCCTTATTCTACTCTCAAGCCGCAGAGCTTATCTCACCCTTGGTAGAGGCAGCAGAGGCAGGCCTACAGAGGCGGGGGATATTCCAAGACGATCTCCATCGCACTCTGGAAGCACTTAAAGGAGCAGATACTACAGTGTGGTCGCAGGCGTATGAAGCATTTCAGAATGCATATGGCAGGGCATCTTATCGTACAAGGAAATCGCCGTCTCAATGGACTAAAGCTGTAGTAGGCAAGCTCGAATTCTGGATCAACACTCGCTATGCCCTGCTAAAGATAGATGGACACCTTTTTGCTTCTAGCCCAAACCAGATACTGATGATCAAGGACAAATTGTCCGTCAGGTACATGCTACTCACACACTGTCTGCCACTAGGGTATTCTGCAAATCTCAGACTCGCCCTCTCAAGTCTTTTTAAATGGCAAGACAAGACTCTCGAGACATACTCTAACGGTGCTTACAACTTGCTCAAGGCAGTAGAGCCTCTTTTCAAAACTAGACTGTCCTTTCTCAATGACAACGTATTTGGAGATGACTCGGCTTATCCTCGCATGATCAAAAAGATGGAGGAGAAAGAGAGAGCGCTCTCAGGAGGGAAGGTGACACAAATTCATGCGCTAGGGGAGCTAGTGTGTTCTGTTACTGACACCCAGGAGTTGGTAGAACTCTTCGGGAGCCAGAAGAGCTGCGGACATCCAACAGTCGATGCGAGAGGGGGAGGGCTTTCTGCTGCAGAGGAGGCAATGACACCTGACTTGACACACCTGACAGACGCACAGAATCTAAGGAATACTTTCTGTCATATATTCACTACTGCATACACAAAGAAGCACGGAAGATGGCCAAGGCTCAAGTTTCTGCAGAAAGGACTAGGGCTCGAACAGCTCTATATAGCACAACGCCGATCATTATGGTATCACGATTACTCTCTCGACGACTGGACCCATGTGGAGTTTAAACAGATATTTGATTTTGACTACTTCGACAATTATCTTGACCTACTTGATGACAAGTCAATCTCTTTCTATCGGGATGAGCTTCATATGAGTTGGGATCAAACGGTTAGGCCATCGTCTCAAAGGAGGCTCCTTCTCGAGATTCTAAGGCGAGACACACTAGACCTACGGTCAATAGTCAAAACAGTATCAAGCCGTGAGGTGCCTTATAGATGGAAAGTTGTGAGTCTCTATCCTAAGGAGCGAGAGTTCAAGCCTGACAATCCAAGAATGTTTGCAATGATGGTCATTGAGATGAGATGCTTCTTCACCTGTACAGAAGCGAACATTGCTGATAATGTCTTCGAGTATATGCCTCAACAAACAATGACCAAGTCTAAGCGTCAGATCCAACAAAGATTTCTTGAGTTCACAGATACATCGCGATCTAGAGATACATGGTCACTTTTCATAGAGGTTGACTTAACTCGATGGAATCTTAGGTGGAGAGAGATGACTGTTAATCTCATCGGAAGAGATATGAATAGGATGTTCAACATGCCAGGAACCTTTGATGTATGTCATTGGTTCTTTGAGCAGAGCCAAATCATTGTAAGGGTTGCAAATCTGCCTCCCAATGGAGTGAAGGACACGCCCATCCCTAGATCTGAATTAGCCTGGACAGGCCACAAAGGAGGCTTCGAGGGAATATGCCAAAAGCTATGGACATCCTGTACATATGCCATGGTCGAAATAGCTCTGCGAGAGCTGCTACAACAGAGGGTCATATCACGATATGAACTTATTGGACAAGCTGATAATCAAGTGCTCAAGATTGAAGTCCCAATGAGCTCAGAACCGCGACAAGTGGCATTAACACGCGCTCGAGATTTGGCTAATCAGAAGCTAGAAGAAGTGTGTGCAAGCGTCGGCCAGGAGGTCAAGGCCGAAGAGAATGTTGAATCAACATCAGTCCTAACCTACTCTAAAGATGTTTATGTTGCAGGTGTTGAACGGCCAACAAGCCTCAAAAAACATAGCAGACTCTTTCCCGTAACCTCACTGGACTTTCCTTCCATCGGGTCAAACTCAGGAGCAATCATGGCAGGTGCAGTGGCAGGAGCAGAAAACTCCCTCTGCCCGTTGAGCAGTGCTGTGATTGGGTGGTATCACACTGCAAGATACCTCCTGGCTGCTTCAGCAGGGTTCACGATTCATGGCGTGAAAGCACCAAGAATGACACATGATGAAATACTTGCAGCGTTGATAATCCCGCCGAGCATAGGAGGATTGGTGGGGACTCCACTAGCCTCATTTATGTATAAAGGAGGGTCGGACCCTTTGGGGAAGGAAGTATCATCATTGCGGATCCTAGCCGAAAGCTTGAATAGGGCTGGGTCAATTGCGTCAAGGTCTCTCAGGGCACTTGAACAAAGGTATCACTTCTCTGCTAAGCCTGATCTCCATCAACTGATTGACAACCCATATGGACTACCATTGGATAAGAAGATTTCTCCTTTAGGGAGTGTCAGTTCAAGAACCTTGACCGCGTTTAGGAGTAAAGTGATAAACCGTGATATCGAGCCACTTTTGAAAGCGTCTGTAGAGAGTGCGAGCAAATCTCTTAAAGACGACCTCCTCACCATCAGGCCTGTCAATCCCTTACTACTCCATGACTTGTACAAAGCATCCATCTTTGGGACAGTAGATGAGGTCAGGCGCATGTTCCTAGCAACTCGCACTGTTCAGTCTGTAGCCCAATGGACTGACTCTAGGATTACACACATTTTCCTAGACGCTGATATAAGGTCGGTTTCAGACTTCCTCAAGTGGTATAAGGGACTCCCGGCACTGAGATACTCTGGGAGGCTGTCATTCCAGATAGTAGAAGACGCGCGTGCAGGCTGGAGCCTTCCAATCACAGGAGTAAGCACTTATCAACCTCTCGACTGGAAATTCAATGATGGACATACCCATCATCCAACAGCATTGAGATGGTCTGTGAACCCTCTGTCCGACACTTTGAATACACGAGGGCCGTTATCAGGGTATCTTGGGTCTGACACACGTGAGAAGAGATCAGAACATGGATACAAAATCCATGAGACAGGCATCCCAGCGAGAGCAATGAATAAACTTCAGCTTATCAGAAGTCAAGCATATGGGTCAACAGAATTCAATATCCTCCTCGATAAGATAGGATTGACTAGAACCGACACGCTCCTATCTGACATAACTGAGAGCCTTCCAAAAATCATTGGGGGTTCCTGGGCACATCATTATTCTTCATCACTCCGAGAAATGGGAGCATCATATATGGGTCCGCTAACCCTTGCAACTCACGTACGTCTAGATACTGACTCTGTAGCGGGAATTAGCGGAGACACCCGTGACTTTCCATGGATGGCTCAACAAGACATGGTTATGATGATGATGGCCGCTTACTATGCCATTAGAAGATCGGTAACATTGGGGGAGGTAGTCTTGGATACGCAGAGAATGGTGCCTCTAGTAGAAGATCCCATGAAGTGCAGCCCGAGTGCATTCCGGCCCGGGTTGACCCCGAAAACCAAGCTCTCCTTCACATCACTTCTTTCTCTAGCAAGTACATATGACAGTGTCAATATGCGAGTGCCTAGAGGAATACTTCAGAGAGTAGAGAATTATGGGAGTCTAGCCACAATCAAGGATGCATTTGAAGGGTTTTTTAGTTCAATCCTACGAGACCAACAGACTGCAAAGACACTTGCTGACAGTAGAGGATCAACATCAGTGCAAACATCTCTTCAGATAGATATTGCTGAGGCTCACGCTCTAGGTCTATTCACCTTAGCAGAATGTATTGCATCTAGCATCATCAACACGTGTTCTAGAGATACCTATAGGAC